GCCTGATATGCAAGGTACAGGTAGACGTAATGCACACCTACTTGCAATCGCTCCAAATGCAAACTCTTCTATCATTTGTGGTACATCACCATCCATCGAACCATCAAAGGCAAATGCATACACACACAGAACTCGTGCTGGTTCGCATTTGGTAAAGAATAAATACCTAGAACAAGAACTAAAGAAGGTGAAACAAAATACCCAAGATGTTTGGTCAAGTATTATCACAAATGGCGGATCTGTCCAACACCTCGACTTCCTATCGCAGAAAGTCAAAGATGTTTTCAAAACAGCGATTGAGTTGGATCAACTTGTTCTGGTGGAACAAGGCGCCGACAGACAAGAATATCTCTGTCAAGGACAATCACTAAATCTGTTTTTCCCTGCTGGTGCAGACAAGAAAGACTTACATAAAGCACACTTTGCTGCGTGGAAACTCGGCACGAAGGGATTGTATTATCTCAGAACCGAAACTTCACAACGAGCAGAAAATGTATCGCAGAAAGTTTCTCGTGATGCATTGAAAGATTTTGAAACTCAAGCAATGACGCAAGATGAGTGCGTTGCCTGTCAAGGATAAAAGAGATGCGTAGATTGAAAAGAATGATTGAGAATTCTCTAGTAGACCCTCAAGAACAATATATAAAAACTCGCAAGGAACAACTTGCAGAAGAAAGAGATAAGTGCCATGACGATATGGACAAGGCATGGTTCAACAGGATTATCCAAGAACTAGATTGGGTAGAACAAATGAAAGCAAAACCAACTCATAATTGTTTTATGAAACCGTTTGCAACAAGTCCAGAAGAACAGAAGATATATGACGTAAGGAGAACAGATTAATGAAGGTAGAAATTTACAGTAAGTCACATTGCCCATTTTGTGAAAAGGCAAAACATTGGTTTGATTCACATGGGTATGAGTACACAGAAATAAAAATGGATAACGAAGAAGAAAGACTTGCTTTCTATCAGAGAGTTCCTAACGCTAAATCTGTTCCACAGATTTTCATTGACGATAAGTTGATTGGTTCATACGATGACTTTATGAAAGTATCAGAATCATTTGTCAAGAAAAAGGGCGGTGGTTTGATGGAGTTTTCAGAAACCTACAAACCCTTTCACTATCCTTGGGCAGTTGAAATCACAACAAGACACGAGAAGGTTCACTGGATTGAAGATGAACTAGACTTGTCAGAAGATGTTGCTGATTGGAAGTCTGGTAAAGTTAGTGCAATCGAAAAGGAATACATCACAAATATTCTGCGACTATTCACACAATCAGATGTAGCAGTGGGGCAGAACTATTATGACCAGTTTATTCCAAAGTTTAAGAATAACGAAGTACGAAATATGCTTGGTTCGTTTGCGACTAGAGAAGGTATTCACCAACGTGCATATGCACTACTTAATGAGACACTTGGGTTATCTGATGCCGAGTATCATGCATTTCTAGAATACACAGAGATGGCAGACAAGATTGAGTTTATGATGGATAGTGACCCCAATACAATTAAAGGACTAGGACTATCACTTGCAAAGTCTGTATTCAATGAAGGTGTTGCTCTCTTTGCATCATTCGTCATGCTTCTCAACTTCCAGCGTTTTGGTAAGATGAAGGGTATGGGTAAAGTAGTTGAGTGGAGTATTCGTGATGAATCTATTCACGTTGAAGGTGTATCCAAACTATTCAAAGCATACTGTGCAGAACATCCACGGATTGTGGACGATGAGTTCAAAGGTATGATTTACGAAATGGCAAGACAGTCAGTCAAACTGGAAGATAACTTTGTAGATTTGGCATATAAACTAGGAGATATTGAAGGACTAGATAGTAAAGAAGTCAAACAATATATTCGATATATAACAGACAGACGCCTTTTGCAACTAGGACTAAAAGGTAACTACAAAGTAAAAGATAATCCACTACCTTGGTTGGAGTGGGTGCTGAATGGCGCAGACCATACAAACTTCTTTGAGAATCGTGTAACCGAATATGAGGTTGCTGGTTTGAGTGGTAAGTGGGATGATGTCTACGAAGCAGCATAGAGAGACATATGAGCAAAAAAGAAATACTGTGTGAGGAGTGCGATGCCGTTTTTAGAATTCAGCATAACATGGAAGAACATTACTATTCTGTCAAATATTGCCCATTCTGTTCTAACGAACTAAATAGTGAGAACGAGGATGAGATTGAGGATTTTGATGAAGATGAATGGTAATGTGGACACACAAAGATAAAGTAGTAGACGAACTTCCCGCTGATTGCGAGGGGTTCGTTTACATTATAACGAATCAAACCGATGGACGAAAATATATCGGTAAGAAGTTAGCAAGATTCAAAGTTACTAAACCCCCACTCAAAGGTAAGAAAAACAAAAGACGCTCAACTAAAGAAAGTGACTGGCGAACCTATTGGGGATCGTCAGAACATTTACTTGCCGATGTAGAAAAACTTGGTGAGGAAAACTTCACTAGAGAAATCCTACACTACTGTCAGAGTAGAGGTATGTTGAGTTACCTAGAAGCAAAAGAACAATTCGATAGAGAGGTTCTTCTCTCTGATGATTACTACAACGGCATCATAAACGTAAGAGTTGGTTCGTCAAAAGTGCTACAGGAACACCTGTGCGATTTTGTCACAACACCTATGCAAAAATAACTACAGTAAAAACGTCAACAAGACTGTCCTAGTCTTATAAATATCTGCGAAACCCCCCAAAGGAGTTGTAACTATGTGGCCTTATACCGAAGAGGAAGCGGACTTTTTGAGCCCGCAACCGTCAAATAGACCAAACTAACTAGGGATGCTTTGCATCCCTTTTGTACTTTTACAAGGAAGAAATATTATGTCAAAATGGATAGCAAAATTGTTTGAAACAAAACATAACCCCAACGATATTGTTGCATTTATTAGAACCGAATATGCTAACGATGTCAAACATATGCGTGATGAAGATCTCATACATTTTTATAACAACGTAACTAAAAATAAAAGGAGAACCTAATGTCAATAGGACTAGTAATAAGATACACATATCAAGAGACTTGCGAGATATGTGATGAAATCGCTCACTACCTAAAGGTGGTGGGAAGCAAGTTTAACGCATTCTTTACAAGACTTGGATATGCAAGAGCAGCATCTCAACTTGCAAGAATGGGATATTATGAAGAAGCAAAAGCACTTATGACAGAAAAGGATAAAATGAAATGAAAGTGATTGGATTTTTAGGAACAGTATTTGCGTTTGTCTTTATGGCAAATCTTGCGTATGCAAAGACTGTTGATATAGAAATGCTGAATAAAGATGGGAGTGGACGTAAGATGGTTTATTCTCAGGAACTTGTACATATCGAACTAGGTGATATTATCAAGTGGATACCGACATCTAAAGGACACAACGTAGAAATCGTTGCTGCACCAGAGGGTTTCGATATTCCAAAGAAGTCGAAGAACAGTAAAGAAGTATCTATCGAATTTACTGTGCCAGGAGTCTATTATTACTGGTGTACACCACACAAAGGAATGGGTATGATTGGATTGATTGTTGTGGATGGTGATACGTCAAATAAGGATGACATTGCAAAGGCAAAGGCGATGGGTAAGTCAAAGAAAAAACTCAAAGCACTATTAGGAGAACTGTAATGATGAGCTCATTTCTAAAATGGTGGAGTACAAGAGATGAACGAGCAATCGAAAATTATCTTGCATCTTCAACCGATTTGGTAGAACTGGAACGCAGACAACAGATGTTGGCACGAAAAGGCATATATTAAAGTTTTGTGACAAACACTACCTAGAACCATATATAATAGTAACAGGGAGCATTCTTTGCTCCCTTTTCTTTTATGGAGTTAACCATGACAACTGAACTATGGAAAAAGGTAAAGAAAATGGATCTAGGAAACCCTGTAATCACCGCCCTTGTGGGTTTGGTGATTTTTTATATTGGTCTTAAAACATTCTCTGGAGGCATGAAGTCGATGGGGAATATGGATCACCTACAATTCTTTTTAGGTAATCCGATTTATATGTTCCTTGGTGGTATTGTAATGACACTACTTTGGCAATCATCATCACTATCAACGACAGCAATCATTGCACTAGTAGCATCTGGTGCATTACCACTACCCGCTGCAATCGGAGCAGTACTTGGTGCAAACATTGGAACAACTGGTACTATCTGGTTGGCAGGACTTCTGGTTTCAGATGGAATGCCGAAGGGTGATACGTTACGAATAGCACTTGCACACACTGGTGCGAATCTATTCATGGCAGTCATGTTGTTACCTTGGGTACATCACATTGGTAGGTTCTTAGGTCGATTCGGGTGATTCGCACGATTCGCCCCTAAATCGCACTTTTTGACGTAAAATCGTCAAATCCCCCAAAACTTTTTTTAACTTTTTTATTAAACCCTTGATTTACAAGGGTTTTTTATTGCATTTTTTTTCATTTTTTACTTGACTTGTTATGATAACAATGGTATATTGTATATGTAAGATGAGTTGAAAGAGAGGACTTGAAATGACAAACGAAACAATTTTTATCGCTGCTAACAATGGTGGGTTGGAAATCTACAAAGGTGTAGGAAATCTGATTGCCGGAAACATTAAGACAGCAAAGACTTTCAAATATGTGATGGATACCCACGGTATTGATCCTGATGTAGACACCATCTACACTACCAGCGACATGGACTTTG